GGGCAGGGAATAAGGGTAAAAATTACCGAGGTGGACAAAGATGGCTACAAAGAAGAATAAAATTTGGTTAAGACAGCCAAACGAACCACAACGTGAATACAATTTATTTGAAAAATACCTAATGTTAGGTGTTGGTCGCTCCTTAGAACAGCTGGCAAAGGCACAAGGAAGAAAGAAAGTGCCTGAAATTTACATCACTTACTACCAAAATTACAATTGGGAGGAGCGTGCCAGTGCCTATGACGAGCACATATTGGAAGAAAGAGGCAAAAAGAGAGCTTTTACGTCAGATAAAATACACGAAGAACTTACCTCAGTGGCTCAGCGTTTCCTTGATAAGGTTAACGAACGCTTGTCTACTCTCGATGCGAATAGCTTATCACCAAGAGATGTTAAAGAATGGGTCGATGCGATTGTAAAAGTGCAAAAATTAAGCTCTGAAATGGGTATTTCCACTGGTAAAAGTGGTAAAAACAAGGCTTATAGTGGTCCTTTGGTTGAAGTTATCGTTTCACAACAAGATGAAAATGACAAAAAACAGTCTAAAGCAGCTGTAAAACCGCAAATTATAGCTGTAAATGGCGGTTTAGAAGAAGAAATTACGGAAGAAATGGCTGAAAACAGCGAAGATGGAGATGAAAATTAGTGGCAAAACCTAAAATAACGTTTGTTCCACACGCTGGACAGTTAAAAGCTTGGAATTCCGATAAAAGAATCGTCGCAATGATAGCTGGCTCTGGCGGTGGTAAGTCCCTATTGGGCTCATTTTGGCTGTTAAGAGAGATACAAAAGCACCCGAAAGATTCGTTTATGGCTGTATCTCCTACGTATACAATGCTTGTTAGGAATTTGATGCCATACATACAAAATCTGTTAGAACCATACGGAGCTTATTATCGAACTAATGAAAAAGTATGGTATTTACCAGAAGGCGGAAGAGTAATAATGGGCTCTGCTGATAACCCATTAAGTTTAGAAGGAGCACACGTTAGAGCTGCTTGGTTAGACGAAGCTGGACAGATGGACGGATTGGTTTGGGACGTGGTTAGGCGTAGAACTGCATTTTACCAAGGTAGAATACTGATTACTACTACTCCATACTTTTGGAACTGGATAAAGACTGAGGTATACGATAAATGGGCATCTGGAGAAGATGAAGATATTGAAGTAATAACCTTTGACTCAAAGACTAATCCTTACTTCCCTATTGAAGAGTTTGAAAGGCTAAGAGCTACGATGCCAGATTGGAAGTTTAAGATGTTCTACGAAGCACAGTGGACGAGACCTTCAGGCTTAGTTTACGCTGACTTCAGAGAAGATGTCAATTTGGTGCAGCCATTTGATATTCCAAGCGATTGGCGTAGATACATCGGTGTAGACTTCGGGTTTAATAACCCATGTGCAGCAGTTTGGGTTGCAGTTGACAAAGACACAGATACTTGGTATGTTTACAGAGAATACAAGAAGAAAGGTAAAACAGCACAGGAATTTGCAACTGAAATATCCAATATATCTTATGATGAGTTTATTTACAAAATATACGGAGACCCATCATCTCCACAATCTTTGAAAGAATTACGTAAATACTTCCCAGGAGCAGTATCACCAGCAGACAACAAGGTATTAGATGGCATCGGAGCTGTAACTGTGCGAATTAGAAATGGCAGTTTGAAGATATTCGCTAATTTAGATGGTTTATTAGATGAGTTAAAGTCATATAGATGGAAGATGAGTAACGATACAATGTATGATGAGCCAGTTAAAGAAAACGACCACTTGCTGGACGCACTAAGATATGTTGTTTATTCAACGTATAAGAGTAACAACATAAGAAAGATACCTGTTCCTAAACCGATGGGGTGGTGAAATGTTAACAAGTTTAGATGTGATATCACAAGGTAAGTCTTTTCCACCTTTTACAGAACTGCCAAGGCTTGATAGATACAGGACTAATAAATTTCTATTTGATAATAAGCCACAAGCAGTATGGGTAGATTGGGCACGTAGATTAGAGGGCGACCAAGGTTTAGGCATGATGGTAGCTCTGAACTATCCACAACGCTTGTCTAAGCTGTGGGCTGATATGCTATTTGGAGAAACACCAAGGATAACCGTTTACCCAGAAACGCAAGAGAATGTAACCGATATGACAAAGATGCTGCTTGCTTCAGACTTTTGGAACGTGTCTTATCAGGTTGCATTAGATGTTTCCAGATATGGCACTGGCATTTACAAGTTATGGTTAGACGGTGTTCCAAGGTTCCAAGCCATTCCTCCTCATATGTGGTTCCCAATAATTAATCCAAACAATATGCATGAAGTTGTAGCACATGTTATAGCTTGGTTGTCTAAAGATACTGATAATAGCGGAGACAATACGTTGTTGATGGAAATACATACTGCTGGCAAGATTGAATACAGAGCGTATAAAATGCACAGTGGCATTATCGGAGATGACATTACCGATTTAGTTTACGAAAACAGAGAAGAAGAGACTGGAGTTGATATACCGCTTATATTCCCAGTGCATAACATAAACGCTTCAGATAGTCCCATCGGGCAAGACGATTACGAGGCTATAGAACCTATTTTGTATGAACTTAATCAGAGGTTATCACAAATTGCAAGGATTCTAAATAAGCATTCAGACCCACATATGGCAGGACCAGAGACAGCCTTGGAGCAAGATGAAATGGGAAGATATGTATTTAGAGGTGGTGCTAAATACTTCCCATTAGAAGCTGGAGACCCGATACCACAGTATATAACTTGGGACGGTAAATTACAAGCTGCATTTGACGAGATTAAATTCTTAGTAGAACAGTTGTTTGTAATATCTGAGGTATCTCCAGTGCTGTTTGGCATGACTGAAGGTTCGCTTAGAACTGGTGCTGGACTACGTAAAGAGTTGATAGCTCCAATATCTAAATCCAACAGATTGAGATTGCGTTTTGACCCAGTGATTAGAAATATGATACTAACTGCTGGTGCGTTGTGGAACAAAGATTGGAAAGAGATAAACGTTAGCTGGCAGGAAGGGTTACCAATTAACGACCTTGAACAAGCTCAGATTTACACGATGCTATATAAGACTGGATTGGTATCTCAGGAGACTGCTGTTAAAAAGCTGTTCTCTTTGGATAGCCAAACGCTAAACGAAGAACTATCTAAGATAAACCAATCAGCAACGGTTAAAAAGGGCGATGCTGCAACGTTGATTGATAACAAATACGGCATAGCAGCGGAAAGTGCTCTAAATGCAGTGCAAGGTGACGGGACGTTAAACACGGAAATTTAACATGCCACGCAGGAATAGAAGGAAGCACAAAGAACCAGAAGATTATTACGAAAACATCAAGTTGAAGAGAAAAGACAAGTTTTATCGTAAAAAGAGGTGGAAGAAAAATGGCAGAAAGAGTTAGCCATAAGCCTTGGGGCAGATTCTCAGAAAGTGATTATACATTGGAGCAGTTAGCTCGTGCTTCTTTAATACACATGCAGGAGCCACCCAAAACCAAGGCTGATTGCAAATTACCAATTAGAGAACCAGATGGAACTTTGAATGCAAACGGCATAGTAGCAGCTGCGATAAGAATACATCAAACAGATGCACCAATGGAAAAGAAACGCAAAGCAGCAAGGAAACTTGTATCTCTATATAGAAACGTTCTTAATAGAGAACCACCAGACAGCTTGAAAAGATTAGCTGGAATGTAAGTAATGCATGTGGTATAATTATTATTAGTAAAAATTACGCTGACAACGAGCGGTAAATCGTTGGAAGGAGGTTTATGATGGCAGACGAAGTTAAACAAGTCCAAAGCAGTAATGAGGTTAACGAAACTCAAGCAGTTAGTGAACCTATACAAGAGCAAGAAACTCCTAAGGTATTTACACAAGAGGAGTTAGAAAAGATTATTGCAGAAAGGCTTGAAAGAGAAAGAAAGAAATACAAAGATTACGACGAATTAAAGAAAGTTGCAGAAGAGTATAAGAAGATGAAAGAAGCACAGATGACAGAAGAAGAAAAATTACAGAGCAAGTTAGCTGAATTAGAAGCGGCTGTGCTTGAGAAAGAGTTGGAGGTGCAGGAAGCCATGATTGAAAAAACAAAGATGAAAGTAGCGATGGAAATGGGCTTACCTGCTGACGCTTTAGATTTCATCTCTGGTTCAACAGAGGAAGAAATCAGAGAAGCGGCTGAGAAGTTTAAGAATTTACTTGGAGGAAATTACTCCAAGGTTGGTAAGCCTTCAGCTCCT